CCATTGTAATTTGTCTAAACATTTATTTCCCCCTCTCGTCATGGTTAATATCATCTGCTAATTGCTTAATACCTGGTCTGTTCATAGGCAACGTATTAGGCTCCTCTAGCTTATCCGGTATCCCGTTATGGTCTTTGTCAATAAACATACCACACAGCCCTACAATTGACATAAGTACCGACGGCACGAATATATGGTCAATGATAAGAATACCTTTATCGATAAGCTGATTAGCTTCAGGCGATACATAGCCTTTAATCGTCGATAATACATACTGGGCAACTACGAGTATCATCGGTACTAGCATGACGAGGACTAATGCCCTCGTTGCTAATACACCTGTTGGCCGTATTCCCGCTATTCGGATGGATTGATATGACCGCTTGACGCGATTAATGATAGCTAGCTTATCCATTACCCCTCCACGCTCTTATAATTTCAAGCAAACGGGCATATACCTTGCTAAAATCAATTAAATCGTCTTCTACGATTTCACGTAAGTTTTCGATGATCGACCAGCATTCGGCAAGAAAAGGAATGATCATAAACATAAACGCAAATATATGGTCTAGATATATTTCAGTACTCGGTATTTTGATATCTGGTAACGATATGAAGATGACTGATAGCATCATCCAAGCCGGATATTGCACACACAATTTAATGAGTAAGTCACTTCGTAAGCGTTCGCTCATTAAATATCGCTTGTGGCTCCCTGTTTTAAAATCAACATACCGACCTCTACCCCATCCATACCATAATAAAGTAGTAGTAAGGTTAATCACCGTATTTCTACGGTGATTGTCCTTGTTGTATCTAAGCACCTCTGCTGCTACTCTCTGCGTAGCATCGATAAATAGCAACAGTGTTGTTAAAATACAAACTACACCCATGTCGACAATATGTTCATGAGATATGCCTTCAATGACGGAGGTTAGGATTTCATTAATTAACTCCATTATTTCCCTTTATTAACCCCTTACACGCTTTCCGTATGGCTACTTGTATATTGTTTAGTGGCGTCGTTCCAAATAATATAAGTTCTATCACTATTAAGAGCACAACTTGTTTGACTAAATCCTTCTCCAGTAATTAACAAGAACGCATATATTTGTTCTGTTAATTTAAAGGACACATTTTGGTAATCAACTACAATGACGCCAGTTGAAGTGATTCGCTCATTGCCTGTATCATCAACGACACTATCTCTATTTAATAACAACATCACTTTTTTGTCTGACTTAATCGACACTTTAGTAAGCCCAGCATTGCCCCATTTTGGAACGAATTTAAACGGAGTTGTGCCGTCATATTCGGATACATTGATTTCCAACTCATTGCCGTATCTTGTGTACACTACGCCGTTAGATGCAGTATACACATCATCCGTAGATGGCGCTGTTTTTCGAATAATTAAATGGCTGTATTCTTGGCCGTTTAAATCGTAGTATGTGATATTAATATCAATCGCTCCAAACGGTTCAATATTAACACGCATATTATCGGATTCAAATTCTTTCTTTTCTCCATTATTAATGGATACTTTAAAATGTGGTTCTCCCCTGAGATCAATGAATGTTTGGCCAGCATTAGGTTGCTCATATTCAAGTTGTTTAGGCGTGTATTTAATTTTATCGCCGAGCACTTCGATAACTTTGGCAATTACGGTGTCAATGTTCGAATTCGGCAAATAGATATTTTTTTGTCGCAATAATTGAGCTGATTCAAGCAATTGATAATCTCCATTGATTTTTCCAGCTGGTCCAACAAGGGATTTCAACCAATCTTGCTCTGTGCCTTGAAATCCATTCTGTTTTGCGATTTCATACGCACTAGCTCCATTTTTACCTTGTAGTGATTTTAACCATTCTTGCTCTGTGCCTTGAAATCCGTGCGCTACTGCGATAGCGTAGGCGCTTTTGCCTAACCCTTCTAATAAAGGTAAAGTTGTTTCTTTGTCAAATTTAACTGTTAAAGTGTTGTCTGCCATAATTGTAATCCTCCTTAATTATGCATAGAAATATCTGGTATGATTGTCATCGTACCCTGACCAAGCTTTAGCCACTTTTCATCGTTGTAAATAAATGCGTCGTATAAATAGTCGCCACCAGATATATGCTTATTTGCTGACTCTTGGCCTGATATAAGAAATGTTACTTGCTTGCTTTCAATTACTGGTTGTAGTTCTAATATCACCTCTCCATAGGGGCGTTTGCGAATTTTGCACGCCGCTTTATAACTACCTAAATTCAAATCACTATCCTGCGGAACGACATAACTAAAACTAAAATCGCTCCCTGTGTGTAGCGTTAAATCCTGCTCGACCATAGAACCTCCTTATTGTCGTGCAATAGCTAATACGTATAGTTCTCCATAGGAATAACATTCAACGTCTTTGAATCCAGGATTACTTCCGTCGCTACTAGATGTTGACATGTCTAAATATCTCGACTCGACGATAGCTTGACGTTTTCCTTTAATGCCGATATTAACTTTCCTAGAGCGATTAGTACGGAGATACAAATCACAACTACCAACCCATCTGTGTTTTTGTTGGTTAAATCTATCAAAAGTAATACGTTCACCAATGATTGATGCTCCATCATCTGTATTTTTAGGTATATAAGGTCTGCCGGAGTTACTTGCATTACAGTAACTCTCTGTTTGAATATACCCAACAGGTACGAATGTACATTGACTTTCGTTAAATCCTTCCGGCAATGGACACCAGTCACCATGACGTACCTTATAGACTTGTACGTCAATGTTCCTGATTTTAAATCCGGCTTGCATGATGGATTGAGCGTCGATACGTGAGCCTGTAATATTGGCACCTACGATGTTACCGTTAGAGTCTACTTTGAATGTGCCGTTTTGATTTTGGAGCGTACCGCCGATAATCTTACCACCTGTTACTTCACCTAAGTTAGCTGAGATAGAACTTAGATTGTTGACGTTTAACTTATCAGCAGTGATTGCATTGGCAGATAACATCTTATTGGTAATGATATTATTGTCGAACAGAGCATCACCAGTTACATGAAGTAACTTACCGTCAATCTTTGTTCCTGTAGAACTTAGATTGATACGGCTGACTATCTCATCGCCGTTCAATGCTTTTAATTTTAAGTCAACCCCATCTGCTAATTGACTAATTTGAGTAGCCATATTAATGGTTAAGTTCTGTACTTGGGTTGAATATTCATTAGCAGTCTTTGTAAGCTCCTTAATCTTATCGTCCATAGCCTTAATTCCAAGGGCTTCCTTATTGATTAAAGCCGGGTCAATACTAGTTGGTACTGATGTACCAATAATATTGGAGTATGCACCTTCACCGAACACATCAACGTAAGCGACTTTAACATCAAATACACCTGGATCATGAGGTATTATATTTACGTTTGTAGTAACGAAATACTTCTCTGTACCGATGTAAATGTTAGCCCCTATACAAGTATCCGGTATGCTATCAAATACCACGCTAACACCTGTGATATTACCTTTTACTTTGACATTGGTCGGAGCACTAGGAACAGGTGCGTTATAGTCAAGTCTAAGAACCGGACCGTATCCTTTAACTGGATTGTGTGCATAAACGAACACCGCACCTCTACGAGCCGATAACTTAATTTCAGAGCGAATGTCTGTAGTCTTGGCCAGTCTATTATTAGCTTGGCCAACGTTACTATCAAGTCTCACTTCGTAGTAATCAATGTAGGTATTCTCTACTGGGTCCCATGCTGCAACGATCGTTTTACCGATTGTTACATCACCGCGATCCGGTGCTTTTGGTGTAGCCACACTCTCAGCGGATACAGTTGCAGTGATACGAGCCTCAGCCTTACCACTTTCATTACCGGATGTATCAACAGCTGATAGCTTGAACTGGTAATTACCAGTATTTGGAATGAAATACGAGTAAGATGTACCGCCTATATGTTTAATTAGGACTACATCATTACCGTCATATAGCGTGTATCCATGTAGGTCAGCCTCTGTATTAGGTTCCCATGATAAGTGAAGTACACTACTATTGACTGCATCCTGAGTCACCTTGAAGCCTTTAGGTGTTGCCGGTGGTATTTCCTTACCACTCACATACACTGCACGCTCTACGCCTTCATATTCAGCACCAGCGTTATTGGTACATACAATCTTTACGTCATAGTTGACGTCAGTTACTACGCTTGGAATGGTTACGCTAGTAGCGCTACCATCTAACACCTTGAACTGTTGCCATTCCTTAGTCGTTACAGGCTTGTAAAATACAATGATATTCTTGGCCACTTTATCCCTTGGTAGTTGCCAAGTACCATTGATATCACAGAGTACAGTGCCGTCCTTTAAGGTCTTAACGTCAGCAAGTAATACTAAGTTAATAACCTTAATCACGTCAGACTTTGTTGTGTAGTCGATGATTGGCACTGATCCATCATCACCGGCGTACAACTCTGGATAGTATTCGATACAGGATATCTTACGTGTCATTTCAGAATTGGACTTGCTAATGGATAATACCCTAAACGGCTTAGCTTCCTTAGTTGCCTCACCATAGGTGTATAAATCGTCAGTCTGAATAACCGCATTATTAGCAAGCGTTACAGTTTTACCAGTCACCCCAGTTACATCGTAAGACTCTAATACATCTGTTTTAGCGTTGCGTACCATGAGCCGATAGGCCTTGCCTTGCTCAAAAGTAACCTCTCTATCAAGGTATACTTTATTGCCTACAGCAGACTCTATACGACCGCCTTGTCCCCAGTCCGTCACATCGTGTTGTAGTAGAATTACATCTCCTATTGTGCACGCTATGGCGTCTGTGAAAGCTTCGAAGGTACAAGTGCGCACTTCATACTTATTCGCCCTTAAATAGTGTTTAGCGTAATTGTAGGCTTGGTCTACATCCACACATCCCATGAGTTCGACTTGCGCTGGACTAGCAAGAGATGTAGTTACGTCATACTCTTCACTAAACACAGGAAGTACGTCACGCTCATAGTCCTTAGCTTTATTGAGGAAGGATACCTCGATAGCATTCGCCCTAGATGATGTGGCTTGGAATTCTTCCATAAAGGAGTCCATCTTGATATTGCCTACAGTAAACAACTGAGTAGGCGTAGCAGCATAATCGTAAATACAACTAAACCGAGTACCTAAAGGTATTACCTTACCTCTACCTACATTCTCAGCGTATTTAAGTGCATCCCATACTTGGCTAGCGTTGTCATAAATGTAGTTAAATGTTATATGCTTTTCGTCGCACTTATCAGCCCATGCCTTAAATGCATCATATACGAAGCGTTCACGAGGAGCCCCTTTAACTACATACTCATCACCAATCTTACGGCAATGATGAAGGATATCGTAGCAAGCCCACGCCGGATTATTAGCCGATTTAGACTCATACGCTCCAGTGTAGGTATTAAATACCCATACTGTTTTACGCTCTTGTATCCATGTTACGTTTGGATCATTACCATTTAATTGGTCAGTAGCTAGTGCCTTAATACCGATAAGTACCTTGCCAGGATGAATGAAGTCATCATATACAATCTGAGTTAACTGTGACCAGTATACTTTGTTCACATGGCGGTTAGAGTTACCATCCTTGTGTGCACACCGCATACGGACTTCATACTGTCCTGGTTCTTTCACATCGAACCGGAACACGCGATAGATAGCTTTATTTGAACTATCCTTGATAACACCGGTATATTGATTGTTGTCGATAGCCGTTCTTGAATGGCTGTTGCGTTTGAACCAGCGATTATCTGTCTTTTCTAGCATGGCACTTTGGCCACCATTGTTACTAATCGGCAGTGGTATCCACTCTGCGGAACCTACTTTACGATAACCACCTTCAATAGTGACTGAGGTTTCACTAAGTCCGCCCTTATCGTTTGAATAGTACAAACCATTAGGAAGTGATATAGTAACCTCTAGTGCGGTAGATAAGTTACCTTGTGTTTGATGGATAGACCAATCATTCGTTAGCTCATACGTCAATGGTTGGTCAGCATAGTTATCATTGAAGTTAGGAATAATCTCTTGGTCATTTGTACCAAATCTTACATCGAGTTGAACTTCCTTATAGTTACCAATAAGGTTACCATTTAATTTGACATCTGTTATAGCGTCAATAGGGCCCTCCCCGGCACAGTATAATAGGTTAAGATATTGCTTACTTCCGTCACTTGTTACGTGGCGAGAGATGAGCATACCGGCACTTTTACACTTGCCGTAGGTAATAGCTAATGGGTGCCCCTGGCCAATAATAGTCTGTGCACCTTGCCACCCATAAGTAGCGGACTGTTCGGTATTAGAGCTATCTGTCTTAGGTGCAGTTAGTTTAGATATGATCGTATTACCAATCATACCGATGGCCATTGCTGCCAACGTACGACCTAATACGCCAGTAATACCAAATACAGCGCCGGAAGCAATGCCGGCAGTCGCAATAGATAACCCGATAGATAACAGAATACCAAGTACTTGCTTTTCAAGTTTAGGCAAAACCACTACATAGGCTTCATCAGTAGGTGATGCGGTATCATCTACTAACTCACCATTAATGGAGTACACCCATTCACCTGGTTCAGTGAAATATTGGTTAAGCTTTTTACCATCAACAAAAGGCACAAGAGTCTCTTGTCTAGTGGTAAGGTCGAATGGGTTTCGAGCAATTACTAATCTAATCATTTTGAGCCTCCTTGTGCCTGTACACTCCTAATATACGTTTTCTTAATCTGTCCATTGGTACGATACATACCCCCGCATATTCGGTGGAATGTATCATCTTACCTTCGCCTACATATACCGCGATATGATCAGCGTTATTACTGTAGAGGTTCATGACAATTATGTCCCCTACTTCCGGTTCCATGACTTCGTGCCAAGGAGAGTTCATATCTGGCCAATACGTTGCGTATGGACTAAGATGAATACCGGCTCTCTTGTACACCTCTACCACAAGCTCCCAACAAGGCAACTCCTTCCACGGAGTACCTATTAGGTTATTTAGAGTTAGACGCATATAAGCCCCCTTGTGGTATTGTTGGCTCACCGCCAAATCTTACGCTGTTATTTAACTCACGACAGCGTTTTAGAGTTTTGTTACATGATTGTGCGTACCCTTTATATCCGCACTCTACAGACTTAAATTTGAAAGGACAGTAGTCTTTCATTACTCGAACAGGTGGGAACCTGCGAGAGAACGAAAAGTCTGTGCCTAAAGTGAACACTACCCAGTCTGCTTTAGATTGAGATGCGTTAATGATGAACGTTTCTTCTAGCTCAATGATGTCCGGTAAGTTAGTATTGAATATTCGAATATTGACCTCATAATCTGTGAGGCCTTTATTCTTTTCTACTAACCTTTGGATAGTCCCGGTTACATTTGCTACAGAGAGTTTAACGTTAGGCATCTGCTTAGTGTCCTCGTTAATATCCTCTAGCTTGAAGGGGAAAGCTGTATACTTCTTCCCGGCTAGGGTTAAGTCCTCTGTGTTATTCACGAGGAAGATATTCCCTTCTGGATGATGAAGCTCAACAGCCATTACCCATGCTCCAGTGGAGGATATCTTATTTTTTTCGATGATAGATGCAGTTGATAGCGTTAACATCTAAACCTCCTGTAGTTGAATAGAACCATTCCATATACCATAATCACTAGCGGAAAAGTGGAGTTGGTCAGCAAACCTAACTCTTATCTTCGTTAAGGTTTCTGGGTGTGTCCACAGAAATATCTCTGCGGTATTTACTTGGTCAAAGAAATGTCTCAGACGAATATATTCTGTAGTTGGAATTTTATAATTCACTGAATATGATCGTAATGCTCTTGTAGTTTTACGATGTGTAAGCACCGTCATATTTTCAACCTGTGCTTTACGACTAACATCAGGTGTAGTTTCATCGATAGGGTATATCGGATATCTTATGTTTGGAAATTCTAACATACGCTATACTGCGGCTGCTTTGATTGCATCCCGCATACCTCCTTTGTTTGTCATAAGACTTGATACAACTACATCAACTATCATTTGTTCGCCATCGAACTTAGTTTCTTGTTGTTGGCTATCAAGTTGTTGCCCAGATTGATTAATAATATTGACAATAACTTTGCTTGCAGCTCCACCACCTACTAGCCGCCGAGTTTCGCTCGCAGTGTAAATGCGGTGCGATCCAGAGGACTGTAATAGTTCCGGTCCGTTTTCACCAACCAACATAATCCCTGGATTCGTTTTTCCTCCGGCAGCGAATCGATTTCCTGTAAATGCAGAACTAAACGAACTACCGCCGGCAAAGGACGATGTCCCTTTTGCAGCACCTAGTGAGCCAATACCACTTACTGCACCACCAAATAATCCTTGCAACTTAGGCATGACATATTGCTGGAACGTTAACTGAATCATCATCTTAATAATGGCATTTGTCATATCCTTGAATATGTCCTTAATGCCTTTACTAAATGATTTCGTTCCTGTTGCCATAGCTTCGAGATTGTTTGTCCATGCTGAATTGATAGAGCTCATCGTACTGTCAAAAGTCGATTTAGCTAAATCAGCATAATTGGTAGTCTCTTGCTTATATTGGCGTGCGGCTTCTTGTAGGCTCGTTTTCAGACTGCGACCAGCAAGTTCCCATAGCTTTTGTTGAGACTCTAATAGGTTCTTTTCAATTTGCAGTCTTTGAGTAGCTGTTAACTGGGCCTCATTGACTTCACTCCGTGCATAGTCAATATAGGTCTTTAACTCTTCAGCAAGTAAGGCGTCCGCATCACTGCGAGATAATCGACCAAGAGTAACCATATTAGTTAAGTGGTCAACAGTTTCACTCGTTTGCGTGTATGCTAACTCTCTGATTTTCTGCTCCGTATCAGATGCTAATTTTAAACGCTCTGCTTGGGCTTTCTTTTCAGCGAGTTCCTTATCGCCTACCGCTTTTGTGTACTCACGGACGTTATCATCAATCTGCGCCTTTTGCGCTTCGGCCTCCGCTTTAAGTAGTTGCAAGCGGTCACCTGTGCGTTCAAGATCGAGTTTCTTAATATCCTCGTTCATCTTGCGAACTCGGATAGCCTGATTGCGTTGTGCCTCAGCTAATCGCTTTTGATACAACTCTTCATTCTTAGCTCTTACTTGGGCGGTTAGATTTGACTCAGCAAGCTTCTTGGCATTTGCTGCACTGCCTGCTGTGTCTGCAGAGGAGCCCGAAGTAGCGCCTGCTAATAAGCTAGTGTCTACGTACCCTGTAACAGCGCCAAAGTCACCTTCAACAGACGGCTTAGCAACTACTCCAGTACTAGAATTAGCTCCAGTATATCCGCCGTTTCCGTCACTAATAACGATATGGTTATCCCCTAGTACTACAACTCCGTCTCCGGCTTTAGGAATGTATCCATCTCCTGCATCATGCCAAGCACCTGCGGCTCTTGCCGCATCCATGATAGATGGGACGTATCGAGGTACGTCCTTACCAAATGCCTGTAATACAGAGTCGGAGAACAACTTTCCGCAATCTGTTGCCCATGTACCATCTGCACCTAACTCGTATGCCTTCCCTAGTTGCTCATTGGCCGCATCTAATACACTTACGGCTTCGCCAGTAGCGCTTCCGCCCAGTCCTGAAACAGAACGGATAATATCACGGATATTCTTATTGTTGGCTTCATACTGATTCTTCGCAGTTAACTTATCGATTTCATATTGACTGCCGTCAATTTGTAAGCTCTGCAAAGTAAGAGATCGATATAGTTCGGACATACGCTCTACGGCGCTTGCTAACTTCTCGGCTGCTTGTTGGGCTTTCTTTGCAGCCTGTTCTTGGGCTTTGGCTGCTTTTGCTGCTTCCTCATTTGCCTTATTAATAGCCTCGGTATTCGTTAATCCGCCATTAGCAATGTCCTCTTTCGCTTTTGCAAGTTCTTCATCGAGTTTCGCTTTTGCAGCATCAGCCTCTTCTTTTTGCTTTAAAGCCGCATCGATTCTAGCGCCTTCTTCTTTTGTAGCTAAGCGGTCATTCTTTACAAGCCCAAACCATGCGCTATCCTCAATCCAATACCGAGTATCATGACTATCCTCATAAGCCTGATTTATACCATCAGTGGAATTCGTATTCTTGTGAATACGCTTCCCGTCAACATCTACACCCATATAAGAGCCGGATGTTTTTTCGTTGTAGCGAAAATCGAGTAATGCTTTCCCAGCAAGTCCAATTACCGTAGCTAATGTTACCCAAGGACCGGCTGCAGCAAGTGTGGCCAATCGCATAAATCCGAGTGCGCTGGTTAGTGATCTCATGACTATGATTACAGCCCCGGCTTCTGCACCGAATTTAACAATTCCGCCGATAGCTTCCTTTTGCTCGACGGTCATCGACTCGAATTCTTTAGCAACGTCTAACACGCCATTTGCGTAGTCATTAAAAACAGGAACTAACTCATGGCCGATAGATACTGCAAGCCTTTTCCCTGTATTCTCTAAATCTTTTAATTCCCGATTTAGCTTTGCAGATTTAGCTGCAGTCTCGTCGTCGATGATAAGCCCCATTGCTTTGGCGCGTTCAGCCACTTTGTCCATCTGCTCAGCGGACATGTTTAGCATGGCGTGCATTTGGTAGCCCGTACGACCGAAGAGTTCCATTTCGACACGAGTCTTTTCAGCTCCGTCCTTCATGCCTCTTAGACGTTCCTGTATCATCTTAAATACTTCAACGGTATTCTTACCCTTGATATCTTCAAGCGTGTAGCCTAATTTACTGAATATATCAGTGCCGAGTTTTCCCTCCGCCCGAGCGACTTCCATTTTTTCCTTGGCCGCTCCGACGTTTTTTGAAAACTTAGCGAATGCCCCAGCACTATCCTCCATAGCAATACCCATGTAATTGGCTACTGCTAATAGTTCACTGGTTTCTTTTGCCGTAGCACCGGTAATGCCTGATAGTTTCTTAACAGCTACATCCCACTGGATAGCCTCTTTAGCCAATTCGGCACCGATGCCTACAACACCGACACCAGCACCTATCGCCATGATGTCATTCTTCATTTTGCCAAGAGCGGATTTGGCGCCTTCGGCACTTGCAGTAATTTTCTTGAGTCCTGCTTCCGTATTCTTATCGGTCAGCTGAACGACAATATCAATTAAATTATTGGCCATTCTTGTGCGCCACCTCCAATTCTTTAGCCTCTAACAACACGAGTAAGTCGATAAGGTGTGGTAGTGGCTCGATGCCGTAAGCATTCGCCACTTCTAACACCGCTGGCATATCGAATCCTGCAATGCCACCTGAATGCCACCGTCGCTGCATACGACTAGCGTTGTATACTCGCATTGCTTGTCTCGTTCCATCTAATTGATGCGGGGAATTAAACTCACACTCCGAGCAGTCGAAGTTTTGCTTTGTTTCTCGCTGCATCTTGATACAGTCCGAGCAGTATTTCGGTTTGTCGGAGTTGAGCCAACTCCACGCATCAATTAGTTTTTTTCGATTTCAGCCTTTTTTTCGTGCGTAAAACGCATCGTATCAAGCGCAATTTCCATAAGATCATTGTCTGGTGCTGCGTTGATTTCATCTTCAGTCAATCCGTAGATGTGCTGCATAATCCATTGTGCAAGGTCACGAGAACGTAATAAGCGTTCTGTGTCCGGTGCTTCTTCTGGAACTGGGGTATACAATGGGTCTAAACCGGATTTAATTAATTCACCACGTTCAGCGAATGTTAAGCCTCTTACTGTGATATCTTCAAATGCCATGTTGGCACCTCCTAGTATTGTTCTTGATTATTAACTAATGTAATGATGGCAGCGGAACGACCAGCATCTGCACGGTAGTACGCTTTAAACGGCAATTCAATATTAACGCCTCTAGGGCCGTCGATGCCTGGAGATTGTCGTTCATATACGAGTTCTGGCAACTTAAATGTAAGAGACCAATCATCTTGTTCAAGTCTTAATTCCAAGCTAGATTCCGTACCATTGACCGCCTTATTTAGGAGGTCCTTGTTTTGGAAAAATGCTTTAATTGTGCCAGAAATAGCCGCAATACCTGGGTCAATGTATGTTCTAAATCCTTTACCACCGATAGCATAAGAATCGCCATCTAAGCCAAAGTCAAAGTTGATGTCGCAACTCAAAATATTGGCCACGGTAACGCCACCTTCTTTAATAGTTGCGTTAAGATTTTGGAATGGTAAGAAATTAACCGCCTTAGCTGCAGCATCAAATGTAGTGGCCGCTAATGTTTCCTTACAGCCCATTACATCCACAGATGCAGTCAATTCAGCGTCACCACCGAATTTAAAGCCTAATTTACTAATTCGCGCACCTGCAAATTGTTGGAATACGTTAACGTCAGGATACCCCTGTTCAATAGTTAGCGACGGCATTGTGTTGCCGATTTTAAACACGTGCTCGGACTTCTTATTTGGCGCTTGGCCAGTTGTATTAGAAGTCGGTTGCCCGAAGGCAGCTTTTAGCCAATATCCGATGTCAATTACGCCAACAGGTACGGTTAAACTACCGGACGTGTCGATGTTGCCACGGAATGGCGCTGCAGGATTACGATCACCACGAATTACAGTGGAGTCATTTAAGTTTTGGCTAGCTCTCACGGAGCTAGATATGATTGGCGTGATTACGCCGCCAGTGGATGGCGTTGTACCAAAATCCGCCTCAAACGCAATCGCCACATGGGACTGAGAACCCTGTGCACGTTTTGCTGTTGCCATATGCATTTCCTCCTTTAATATTCAATATTCCCGCCGATTACATGCGGGATTTCTATAGTAGCTGTTAATCGTCCAGTAAACACCGGACGCCAATTCATTGAGTCTAATTCATAGTCAATGTCGATAACAGGGAACGCCGGATTCACCTTACAAATGCATTCGATGATTAACTGCCCGAGGTTATCCGATTCTAGCGTTCCATCATACCGAATAATATTCTTAATCCGAGTTGCACCTTTATGGACGATACCCCATACAATCATTAACGAGTATGTGTAGGTATCAGCAAGCCCTTCGTTCTTATTACTCGGTAGTAATATGATGCAAGGGCAATCATCCTCAAGCGGAGCATCGACATCATCGTAGCCGACATACAGTTGCGCCGGCTTTCCGTATTTGTCATTACAAAATTTAGTCAACGCCTCATCATTCGCTAAGGCCTCAGCCCATCGCTCAACGATGCGCGACAGTGGAATTGTCTGTTGCATCAAATCACCTTACCTTGTAGTTACGTCGAGATGCAGATTGTGCTGCTGGTCCATATATAGCGTAGTCGCCTATCTTATCCTCGATATAAGGTTTAAGCTTAGGCTGTAACGCTGCTTTCATAGGACCATAAGTATGGCGCGGCTGAATTTTGAACATCGATTTTCCCTTCGGTAACGGTACACCTGCAGCAAATAACTTCTTACGCATAGGCTCCGTAATCTGCTTGGTGTATCCTTCCTCGATACGTTCACCCAATCGTTTTGCCGAATTGGATAACCACCCGACTCGGACGGATTGTTTGCCCTTGTCATATTGGTATCCAACTGCATTCGATAGCTTACCTAGAGGACTGTATCCGATTGTCCTGGCGCTAATGCCCATATCAAGTAAGGCATTTCGCGATTTTGAGCCCCAGGCTTCCCGTTCTGCCCGTCCTCCGCTTTGATAAGCTTTTCGAAGTTTCGCACCAAATGCTGACTCAAATGCAGCACGTCGAGCCGGTGCCATGAAGTTAGGATACTTACGCCCACCTGGTGCACCTGATCTGATGCCCTGTTTAATTTCCTTTTGCATCATCCAGCCCGTGGATTTTAATGCCTTACGCATCCAGTCGGGTTTAGTTTCTGCAATGAAATTCAGATACGGTGTGGCTGTGTCTGTAATCGTAATCGGTTCGTTACTCATTACGGTCTCACCGCCCTCACGTTATGAACGATTTCAAGGCAATACATAGTACCATCAAAATTTGAAACATGATCAACGTACCATTTCTCACCATTGATATACACTTCGTCTTTTGGTCGAGGCTCAGGAACATCCTTAGCACGCACCCAAATCTGAGCTTTATCGGCTAATGCTTTGTCGACGAATCCGGAACCCTTACCGTCATATTCACCGATTTCTACGCTCGCCTTTATGGACTGACCTTTGTAAGTAATCTTTTCGCCGAATACAGATAGTAACGCTTTATCATCATATTTCAGCATTAGTTTTACCTCATAAAAAGCAAAGCGCCCAAAAAGGGCGCTTTGTAATTATTTACGCAGTAGGTTGTAACAACATTACTGTCACAGTTTCCTGTGTTGCGGTTTTAGGTTCTACGGCCATACCGAGAACTTTACCACCAGTTTTTACTGCTTTGTCTGTTAAGAATTGAACTAAATCACCAACAGCGTAAGTATCTGCTTTATTGGCTGCTACTTTAAATACGCCTGTTACTTTTACAGCACCGACTTCGCCTTTAGCAATATCAGTGAGCGCAACGCCGTGGAGTTTACCAACTTCTACAATGTCGCCTACTTTAACTGCAGCAGTCGCTGTGAAGTTGATACGATCGGTTTCCATCACGAATTGTGTCATCATATAATATACCCCCTAATTATTTACCAGCATTTTTATATAGGCCACGGAAGTCAATAGTGTCAACACCAACATCAAATGCCACTTTGTATTCAATACCGTCTACATCGAAACCTTGACGTGTTTCAAGGCGTGGAGTTTCAACGCCATTCAAGTACGTTACTTCAATAGTATCGTGTTGAGCCGCATCTGCTACTAGGTACCATGCAGTAGGGTCTGTCAATTCAGCATCAGACACTACAATAAAGCGACCTTTATAAGGGTTTACTACGCCGGAGTTTGTACCATCTACTGCTGCAGTAGAGTTAACGATTTGATATGCTGTTACTTCTAATTCAGGTGGCACTACCAAGTATTTAGGTGTGATGTTTAAATTAGCTTCATCGGTAATACCTTTTTGACGGCGCATAGCAGTAATTGCTTTCGCCAAAGATGTAACGGATAACGCCTCTGCTGTTTTCGCTACGTTTCCGTGTTTATCGTCAAATAAGGCTATGTTATCTTGCATTTTAACTGTACCAGTTAATTGAGCATACACCATTTTGTTTACCAAGCGTTTTGCAGCGGAACCATATTTAGTAGCAAGTTTGGAGAATAAACCCAAGTCATCATTAATAATAGCTTGGCGAGTCAAACTGAAGATTTTGCCATATGTAGCAACTTTAGTACGAGCAGATGCTTCACCAAAGACATCTTGTTGGAATTGACCGCCTTCTGGTACTAATTCAAGGTTGCCTGCTTCAGACAATGCCACGCGTGCAGCTTCTTTGAAGTCGCGGTTAGATCCTTTACCTGCCCAAATTTGGAATGTAGTCTCAGCTTCATTAAAACCAACCATTACAGATTTATTAGCTAGGTTAGACATGATTGCCGGGAATGTGGATGTAGAATTAACGGCCGCACGTGCCATTTCCATATTATCGCCAAAATTGGCTTTAGTGTCGCATTCACGTCGTAAAGACTCGCGAGCTAACTCAATCATGGAGTAGCCGCGCAATTCACTAGCACCTGGTGCCGGTTCTGCTACAGGTAAACCGGCTGCCATTAATACTGCATCTTGTGCGGCGGCACGGAACTTGTCAGTTTCAGCTTCGCCCATTGTTACGGATACACCTTTGTTACGCGCCCGTAATTGGTCCATTACCATTGCGCGTGCTTCGTCAACAGATACACCCGTTACAATTGCTTCGTCTGCACCTTCTACGTCGAAGTCTCGGAATAATGCAGTAATTTCGGAAGTGCGCTTGCGTTCAGCTTCCATCGCTTTAGCAAGGTCTGCCTGTGTGATACCAGTTTCAACCGGTTCTGTAGATTTCACTTCTTCAGTTTTTAAAATTTCTTTTTCATCCATACTCTTTTCTTCCTCCTGTGTGTCAATACTTGTATGAATTTCTTCAGCGCTTCGTCCTACCCCTACAGTTATATCGGCAGGAACAGATGCAATACTGATTTCTAAAGCTTCCCAATCTGTGACTACATACGTATCGGGGCCCTTGAATCTGCCATTACTGGATACAGAATCTTTGTCGTCGAGTACTTCATATCGCTTAATGGAATACCCAACGCTTACCCCTGTTCCCGATTGTACCTTTTTAAATATTGTATCGGATTGTTCATCTTCGTCGAAACGCGCTAGTGCTTTCCCTCGATTGTCTTCAATCCAAGCCCTTTCAACGTGTCCCACGACCGCATCACGATCATGGTTAAACAACACGGTACCTAAGCCATTATTAAAGCGCTCAAGGTTGATGCACTCTTCGTCATGGCAAAGAATTTCATCGCCGAACCAACGACCATATGGCGTTTCGGAAGAGAAAGACAATTCTACTGTCCGACTATCGGTATCGACTTTGTCAATAGTAGTTTCTCTGCAATAATTACCTAGAATACCACGCTTTTGATGTTCACTCATTACTAGCCATCAGCTCCTTCCTGTGTAGTGTCATCATCGCCCATCGTTAGCGGTTGCAACTCACTGGAATAATCTAGTAACACCCCGAGCTCCTTAGCTCTATCTTGTTCGAGTTTCCTTTGTTCAAGAACTTCTTCCCAATCTCGTCCAGACGATGCACACACATCTTCTAATGTTGTAAGACCGGATTTGATAGCTTCTTTATTAGCGTTAACTTCCTTAACTGGGTCAATCCAAGACCAACCTGGAGCAAGCCAAGCTACCTCTTGGTATTTGTCCTTGTTCGCTAAGTAGTCAGAAGGTAATTCACCCGCTAAGTAAAGGGCGTCAATAAAAGCTTTCCAAATCGGTATACAGAAATGTGTGATTACAAATTTCTGCACTTGACGGAACGTCTTTTGGTCCTCTAACAAGTTTTGCCTTGCAGCTGAGAAATTCCCAGATATATTACGCGCTACGATGTCAGCGCTCATACCTAGACCGGACGCAATACGTCTGGTCTGAGTTGCCGAATATTCGCTTGCAGTTCCTGCATTACGTTTAGGGTCTGCAAACGCAATCGATTCACCAGGGCTGAGATGTCTAACCATGCCCGGCGCCATTGTCATATTGGGTCTACCTTTTTTATCTCTGGGCAATATCTCAGTTTTTCTTGCTGGATTTTGAGACGTTACAAAAATGCTAAAGCACGCTGCTACACGAGCTGCAATCAAGTCAGCATCCATGTATTCGTCGATATCGTGTATTCGTCGTAAAACTAAAGCCAATAAGCTTATGCCTCTAATCTGAGACGGTCGTTTCGGTTTAAATAATAAAAACGCCTGGTCAGTGGTTAACCGAACTGTATCAAACGAACGCAAGCCCATTGGGTCAGTTTGACTTACATGGTAAGCTACAGGTCTGCCGTGTTCGGTAACCTCAACTCCGTTAATAATGTTATTCTTACCGTGTGTGATACTTACTGCGCCGATATTCTCAGCTTCAATCAACTGAATGGATAATGGTAAGTACGCACCCTGTGAAGTCTTATTGACTAGAATTTCCCCGTCGTACACCATGCGTCTTAGCGCCATTTCTTGTAATTCATAAAAACTTGAAATACCCCTAATGTCGGCGTTTTCAGGTTCGGCCCATTTAGCCCAGGCTTTTTCGATTTTCTTGTTAAGTTCGTTATTTAATTTACCATTACGATTTCTAACCTTTGCTTGAGGAACGATTCCTGCACCGATTACATTTCGTAGCAACGCAATAACTGCTGATTCAGCTAAGTCGCTGTTCATCTCTGCTGCCCTTGCTCGGCCACGGATAATATCACGCGAACCTGTCGCAAGTTGCTCGGCTGTACCATACGCAGGTTGCCAATCGCTACTTAACCTATCCATTGATGCTGCGTCATATTGACGTAGTGCATCACGATAGGCTTGGCGTTCATAAGCACGTTGCGGACTTACCCATCCTATTACTTTGTCAATAATATTCATCGTCCACCCCATGTTACGAATGCATCTACTTGATAACCATTTGACTCTTCATGTACACGTTGCATTAGCGTTTGTTCACGCGCATATAGTACTGGTAAGTCAATTGTCTTGAACCGCTTGCCGCCAATTTGTAATTCAGAATATCCTTTAGTTTCGATATCCTCAATCACTTGACGAACACGTTCAAGTTGTTCATTTACGTCGCTCATGGTTCACCTCCTATCTAAACCAATGCCCTGTATTTCCTATGCCTCCGCCATAATCTTCGTAGGTTTCAACCTCTTCAGTTTCCTCATAGTCAGCGGGTTCAACTAAATATTTAACACCTGCAATATCTGCTACTGCAGCATTGTAAGTGCACGTATCAAGTAAATGATTGACAGGATGACTGGTAAGCGGTTTCCATTGCACCGTTACGGCTCCTGTTTTCACATTTCTAATTTCCTGCTTCTCCTCTGACCGTAAATGATCAGAGTACTCTTGTGGACATTCTTTGTACAAATGAATTGTTCCGTCTTCATCTTCCGGTCTTATCATTCGCGCAAATATAAAATCCTTCCAATAATCCGTATTTAATACATACAATTTCAGCCCACCTACGACTCCTTTTTCTAACGAGGTCATGGTGTATGGTGCTGCCATCGTGCTATGATTCGAAGAGCCTTTAACTGGAACACAAACTTCAGGGAATCTAGAACAGAATTGATATACTTCATCTGTTCTAAAACCCGAGTCGATACCAGCTTTCATTACCTGCCGAGGCTCACCATACTCTGATGGATATTCTCTGTTAATGATAATTTCCTCTAAATCTTCCCATGTGCTTGCCTGCCCATAATCAATTAGATAAGACTTAACACCTGGCGCATACGCCCTTACTTCCCACCAGAAGTGATCAAGTTGTACGTCAACTGAAGCGATAAGCAATACCGCTTTATCCGGCACAACGCCACACGGATAATTAGATTGAGTAAATTCCATATTTTGCGTACTTTTCGTTTTAGCACTTCGCCAAGGTTCAGCTAGCCACGAATTGATGAAGTTCATTAATGTAGCTGGCGTGCCTTTGGAGTTTTTAAACTCATAAGCAACGTCTCCGAATGTGACCCACGGCGAATATATCGACGATAAGTGATACGATATCGAGCGGACTTTACTTTGCGATTCGTTTACCGCTCTCCATTCACCACGTCTTAACATTTCCATTTTGTGCCTATCGTAAATATGTTCACCGCAGTGTTCACATTCGTAGTACGCTGTATCACGTATCATGTCCACATTATCGTTGTGTTCGTCCGGCCATTTTATCTGCTTAAACTTGAGGACCTGCGACACCCCGCAATGTGGGCACGGCACGTAGTACTGCCGGCGCTCATTTGCGCTCATGAACGCCTGCCAAATATTACCCGACTCAACCGTAGGAGTAGACACCATCACGATTTTTTTATCGACAAACGTTTTAGTACGTTCTGTCGCCAGTTTAATTGGGTCTGCCTCCTTACCTGCAAAGGCGGGGTATTTGTCAATTTCATCAAAGAATAAATATTTGATTGAACGACTTGAAAGGCTACTTGGAGAGTTCGCTCCCACAAGCACCATGTAATTGCCATTGTTGAAATCTAACTCCAGCAATTTACTATTCTCATCGAACTTATCATTAATAGATTTAACTGATTTAATCATGGGTTGTACCCGCTTATCGCTGGCAAATTTAGCGATAGCATCGGATATACCATCATGACCGGAGATGCTGTCTGGTCTAGCGCATAACCTATCATATTGAACTCGGTTTCAGTCTTACCAATTTGTGCACCAAAACAAAGCACTATTTTTTCAATAAGGGGGTCCGTAAATCTATCCATTGGCTCTTTGAGATATGGAGTTCTATGTGTTCTCCATCTCCCTGGCTCAGCGGATATATTAGTTAATACCCTGAAATTGTCGGCCCATTCGGATACAGTGTATTTCTCAGGTGGTTTAAACGCGTCGAGTTCTTCAGGGAACCAATCAATTTTTGGCTCGGCCTTTACTGATTTTGACTTCCGGCGTGTACTCGCCTTTACGCGCGTAGCTTTCGAGGTAGTCTTCGGCAACTTCACTCACCACCCTTTCCACTGTTGCTCGTTCCTCGGGATCAGTAAATTCACTTCCTACTCTCTTACCGAGTTTAATAAGTGAGGATTTTAACTCCAACACACGAGCGGACCATTCCTTGGCCACATCTGCACGAGATACGTATTCACCATTTAGCACATCAAGCATCTTCTTTTCACGTGCAGCCCTGGACTCTTTGTAATCGGCTTCGGCTATCAGTTTTCTAGTTGCAGCTGACTGGTCTTTGGATTTATCTGCTTTCGCTTGTCCGAGATATACAAGTACTTCTCGAAGATTCCACCAACCGGTTGCAGCTTTCGGCATTCCTGCTTTGTGATGTCTCGAAATGATTTCAGGTGTTACTCGAAGAAGGTCACAAAGCTGAGCACTTGATACGAGCAAATCGCCTGCGGTATTGAATTTAACTCTCGGTTTCGTGTCGGCCATTGCGAACCTCCTTTCTGTCTTTTACCAATCTACTTTCAACAGTAAAATTTCCCCTACACAGAGACAACTATCGCGCGGGGGCGACCAGCGGCGGTTTTTGCTCTAGGGAGTACCTTTTCCAAATTTTCATTTTCTCAATTAAAATCGATATTGATAATTCAAATTTGGGCAATAAAAAAGCACCCGTTAAAGGGTGCTAGACTACCGCCTATCTCTGCAAGTAAAAAGGACGCCAAATATATCTGGCGTCCTTTACTAATTTAATTCTTGTGAAGTTTCCCAACTTTCACACTTACAGTATACCACACTTTGATGTACTGTTTTGTATTGTTTTGTTTTGTATTGTTTTGTATCGTTAACGCTAATTCAACAATTTGGCTCGAATTCGCCCTACCTCTACCAACGCCCTATCATGTAGCTCACCGCGTACCCGTGCTTCGCTGTAATGTAAGATTTGTGCCAGTTCTTTCCAGCTTCTCCCTTGCACGTATCGCTCTGTCAAAAGAACTGCCAGCTCATTGGGGTGTACTTGGCTAATCACCCAGCGAACTTCCGCCTTGATTCTTTTAAGGCGGTCAATCTCCTGTCGTTGCAGCTCAACACATTGCTCAATGCCTGCCACGATATTTGATAAGTCGCTACAACTACCTCCAGATATCCTATCCTTGCTATAATCAGTAGCTGACAGGGTATCCGATCTGCGTTCTATTTGTGCTTCGATATCGCGATTGATAGAATCTATCCGGTCATCAATTCGTAATATCTGAAGCATGTATTCTTTATCGGTCATTCGTAAATCCCCTTACTTACTAACTCCCTTTTCAAGAGTACGGATATATCGATTGAGGTACCATTGCGCTTTCTTTAGGTCCTCTACTGTATCACCCTTATACCCTGCACGCGCTACATACTTGATTACGTTACCTAGGTGATAAGGTAGCCCTTGGTCTTCAATGAAGTCGATTACTTCGATATTGCCCCTTGTGTAATGGGACGGGTGATTCACCACGTCGTGTTTTTTCGTAATTAGCTCAGAGAGTTTATTTTCCTTCTTAGCTTCCACTAAAGGTTTGGCTTTAAGATTCTTCGTAATTATACTAACTATTTCTTTTTTAGCTACTTCCTCTTTTTGTAATTCGTGGCTCACTTTCTTAAGTGTTTCCACTTTAGGCTTTTTAGAATATTTGGCTACACATTCTGGACAATATTTTGGAGGTCGTCCAGGTCTGCCTTTAGGAACTGAGAACTCAATTCCACATCCTTCACACTTTGTGATTTTTATTTCTGGTGTTTCTTTTAGTGCAGGAGGTGTCATGATTTTCATACAATTGGGACAATACTTTTCGTCCTTAACTATCATATATTTTTCTCCGCATCTGCTGCATTTTCTTTGCATAGTTCTACTCCTTATACAATTTTTTATAGCTCTTTTATACTTTTAATTTCTGTGCGACCGTTGCAATCATATGTTACACACACGTTCGTTACTTTTCGATAGATATCAACATAAGTTTCATTTTTATCGCCGTTGTGTGTGACTTCAATAAATTCATCAAAATCTCGTCCGGCTACAATCGCCTTCCAGTTTTGTAAAGTTTTACAAAACCAAACAACGAACATCCCGTTTAAGTCTCCGTCAGCAGCAAGATAATCAAATTTATCTACACCGTACAATACTTTTTGTGCTGCTTCAATTGCTTTTGTCTGTAAAGTCGATTCGTACATCATTTTATGTTCTCCTTATATAATTCTTTACGATATTTAATAGCTTCTAGTAGTGCATCTTGTCCTACTTCTTTACGCTCTAGTGCTTTCATGACTTGCTCGTCCATCGTTCCTTTGGTAACTAAATGATGAATAATCACAGGTTGTGTTTGCCCCTGCCTGTGTAGTCGTGCATTAGCTTGTTGGTATTGTTCTAAACTCCAAGTTAGTCCGTACCACACTATGATGTTTCCGCCTGCTTGAAGATTTAATCCGTATCCTGCCGATGCCGGGTGTGCTAATAACATTTGTATCTTGCCTTTATTCCACTCAGCTACATCGTCATCGGTTTTTAGCTCTACCGCTTTAGGAAATGCTTCCTTAATTGCTTGCAGGTCGTGCTTGAAGTTGTAGAATACTAGCATCGGTTTTCCTTCATTTGTATCTACTAATTCTTTTAATCGTTCAACCTTCTCGTTATGGACAATAATAGTTTCGCCATCATCTGAATAGATTGACCCATTAGCTAGTTGCAATAACTTACCTGCTAAAGCTGCCGCATTTAAAGCACTTACGTCGTCATCATCGATTAGGCTAAGTACATGATCACGTTCCATCTGCTTATAGAGTTCCCATTCTTTAGGACTCATTTCTACCATGATCGCATTGTCGATACGCTTCGGAAGGTTTAGATAATCCTTTGCTTTTAAGCTCATACAGATATCTTGCATTTTACCGAATATAGCCTTATCTCCTCCTGGTAATAGACGATAGCTGTACACGATATGCCCATTTGTTTTATCCGGTGTAAAATATCGTAATCGATACTCAGTAATGGTTTTACCAAGTCGTTCGCCGCCATCTAACAAATACATCTGCGCCCACACATCCATTAATGTATTTGGTGCAGGCGTACCAGTTAGAATGACTACTCGTTTGAAGAAAGGCCTCATTTTACGCATCGCCTTAAATCGTTTAGCCTGTGGATTCTTAAACGATGAACTCTCATCAATGACAAGCATGTCAAAGGGGAATTTCCGCTTTGGCTTTTCGAAATAGTAGTCATACAACCATTGCACATTCTCACGGTTCATAACGTAGATATCAGAGTCACTTTCAATGGCTTTAATACGGTCCTTTTCAGAACCTAAAACTGATGCTATCGTAAGATGACTTGTCTCACTCCATTTTTGGGTCTCCTGTACCCAGGTAGACTCGGCTACCTTCTTAGGCGCTATAAGCAATACTTTTTTGATATCAAAGTAGTCATACATTAACTGCTCAATAGCGATTAATGTGGAAACG